ATATTTCAAAACAAAAGTATCCTGATCATATGATGCAATTGTTCCTGATGCAATTGTCGTGTCTGATAATCTTTGAGTAATACCCAAACCAATTAATCCATCATATGTAGTACCAGCTGGAGTGATTCCAGAACTTAATTTTATAGATGATAGAGATGAGAATTGTGCTGTTGTTAAAATACCTGATGTAGGTTTCTCTGGATTTTTAATTATTCCTACTTGACCAAAGTGAGTATCAGTTGGAAAATCCTTTGTAGAATCGTCAAAACGAGAATAAACTAAAACTTTATCAGCACCAAGTTCAGTGTAAATATCAAAACCATGACCCTTGGATGGAGGAATAATTGGTACTAAGTTAGCACGTTGATCTTCAGTGCCATTAAAAGATATACCTTCTAAATCAACCATTGCAAAAGTATAACCAGATCCACCAGCAGTGACTACAACATTTGTAATTTTTTTACCATCAACTGTAACTAATGCCCTAGCACCAGTACCATCTCCAAGAATATTACATGAATATGAACCATCAGTATAGTTAGCACCTTGATTTTTTATATAAATTGTTTTTATTTGGTTCTTATTAATATTAGAGTCTCCTGCTTCTCTTACTGCTTGTATTTGAGGATCTGTTGATGTAGACCAATCACTTGGCAAAACAATATATTCAATAGAGTCAAATTTTACAACATCACTAGGATTAACTGTAAATAGATATTTCCATATGTAAGGATCCTGTGTTCCAGCAGCAGCTGGTTCCAAATCAGTGAATGTTGGTTCATCTAAAGACTCAACAGCTTTTGCATCTGCTGTTCCTGGTTCACCAAAACTACCATTATCTAAACAAATATAAACTTTAAATTCAGAAGTTATTACATAATAATTTGTTTTATATAAACTTCCACTCTTTGAAGTAGGTGCTTCATTAACAACTGGTTGATAGTCATGTCGATACATGTCATAGGACTGATTAGCAGTCCATGTGTGTTTTTTAACAACTCTTCGAAGATTTGCGGAAGTTATTTTTTTACCGAATAGAGAGGTATTTCTATACTGAGATAAGTATTGCTGATTATCAACAGGACTTGGAGTATTTTCATCCCAGTTTGTAGTTCTTCCGAATCCAACACTATTTGGATCTGGTAGTCCTAAAAATACATAATAAGAATTATCAGAACCTAATACAGAGTCTACAAAATTACCTGCGTTCGCTATTCTAAATTGATCTGTTACTACAGCTGGCATATTAATAGTTTTTTAGATATTTATACAACATTTTTTAGTTACATTCATTTATCAATTTTGAGCAAGTGGTTTTTCTAATATAGAACCAGTCTGATCGAATGTTTTATCTCCACCAGTTCTCTTAATTGTTGGGAATGTTGATATACCAACTCCCGTTGTTATTCCAACAGTATTACCAGTCACTCCAATTGATATTGGATTTGATCCTCGTACAAAACCACTTATTTTACCAAGTGAATATTTACCAACTGGAATTGCTGCACTACCTGTGCTACTCAAACCAGCATGAACGGTTCCTGAGTGAATTAAGCATGTAATAACCCCAACCCTTGCTGGACTTGTTGCACTTGTATGCATTCCTGCCACAACGTAAATGTTATCAGCAAATGAAACACCAAGTCCCACAGTATCAGTATCAACACCACTGGTATTAATAGAAATAACACCAGACCCACAACGAGTATCAAAGATATAAATTGGACTTCCAATATTTATTGGTGCAAATGTGGATAAAATATCACCTTGAATATCGAATTTAATTCCTAATTTACCTGATAATGTTGTTGTTCCTATACCAGTGATAATTCCAGTATTTGTAGTAATTCCCAATCCACTACCTTCAGTTGCAGTTGATAAATTTTCAAATGTAGTAGAATAAGTGAATGGACTTGATATTAAAACTTGAGGTGCTATGGTATATCCTAAACCTGGATTATTTGGAACAATGGATGTAATAGTGCCACCAGCACCAATGGTTGCGGTAGCTGTTGCAGTGCTTCCAACTCCAACAATTGGATTCCCAACATCTATTTTACCCAAATTAGATTGTACAGTAACTGGTGGTGCTGATAGTTTGACAGTAGGTGCAACTGTATAACCAGAACCAAAATTAGAGGTGCTAAATCCTGTTACCGTTCCTGCTACAGAAATAGTGGCAGTTGCCTCAGCTGTTGTAAAATCAATTTGTTCTCTCTTAGAGAGTGAGAACCCTAATTTAGGTGCAGTATCACCTTCATAATTAAATATGTCTGTACTATCAACAAATAAAGTAGTATCGGAAGCTGATAAATCACTAATGACTTTTGCTATAGGTGTAATTCTTGGTTCAAGACTTCTTCTCTGTTTGGAAACTAAGTTTTTATTGATTACCATATCTTCTTTTTGTTTAATTAAAGATATAGGACGGAAAACATTATCATTTATACCCTTTCCAAGATAAACATTTGTTTGTATCTTTCTAGATGTATTTAAATTAAGCACTGTTCTCTTATCTTGAGGTTTAACAGTTCCAACTCCAGCTATTTGAACTTCATCACCAGCTTCAATAGTTAAAGTTTCCGCAAGATTCACCACAGAATCTTCACCAGTGGTTCCTTTATAGAATAATATGGTAACATCATCTTCCTCCAATAATGGTTCTGCAAAGGTTATCAGATTACCACCAACAATCCTATAACCTGAAACAGGTTCTTGAATCACTCCATTTATGACAACTAAGAATACATCTTCAATATTAACATTTGGATTCAGTGATTGATTTAATTCCACACTTACCAATTGAGCATTGACAAATAGTGAAAAACTACGTTGTACTCCGTTTTGAAGACCTTTAATTGAGTCAATATAATCAAAGTCACCAAATTGCCATAGTGCAAAAGCATCACTATAGATTTTATCTATAGTTAACCTAGATCTTTCAATAAGATTACTCAAACCTCTTTGAGTAACTAATCCAACTGGTTCTACAACATCTCCCTCTTTAAATGCAAATCCTTTATTGACAATTTCATATTCAGATACTTCAAACATTGTTGACCCTATACCAGTCACTGGTTTTACTATCGCATTAACTCTCAAATCTGTTCCTGTCTCTGATGTTAATCCATCTGCACGTCTTGAAATACCTCTAACTGATAAATTCGAGTATGATGGTTCAGAAACAAATATTTGTGGATCTTGATAATCAGTTCCTCCACCACCTACAATTGTAAATGCCAATGTTCCACCAACACCTACTGATGCAGTAACGGTTCCTCCAGTTCCAACATTAACTCCAACATTAACACTGAATTTATTGTCATCTATTTTTGTGACTGTTAATACACCATTGTTTAATGCTGATGTATTAACAGATGCTGGATCTGTTGATCTCGGATATACGTGAGTAGTTTCAAAATTATCTCTTGAACATGAGAAAGATAAACTTGCATCATCTATTGTAATAGTATTGGAATTAGTTAATCCATGGTTAGGAACTGTAAGAATCAATATTCCAGTTGCAGGAGTATATGAAGCATTTGTAGGAGTTAACTGTGAACCACCTGTTACATTGATTGCATTTGTATTTGCAGATATGAAACGATGCTCATATCCAAGATCTTGAACAGTAACTCCAATTGAAACTATATCATCATTATATCCAGATCCAAATGTTAGATTAGGGAAGAATGGATATGCTTCACCAGCAGTTGCACCTGCACCAGTGTAATCAAATGTTCCATCAGTTTTTCCAACACTGATACCAAAAATATTTGTTGCACCTACAGATACAATTTCAAATGGTGATGTTTTTAATGATAAAGATGGACTGAAACCTATATTATTAACTAATACAAAATCATTTGAATTTTTAAATCTATGTTCTCCTTTTGTTCTTATTGACATTATTCCAGTAGAACCATTATAAACTGCATTTTCAACTACCAAATCAGATCCACTAAATGCTACACCAACAATCTCTGTTATTGATCCACCTACATTCACAAGTGGTTTAACTACAGCAGGAACTAAAGGAGCATATCCTAATCCATTTATAGTATTTCCTATTGATATGGGTATACCACCTCTTGGTAATTCATTAGTATTAATATTATTTGAGGTAAATACATCACCATTACTTGATGTGATACCTGTAAATATAACAGTCGTTACACCAGTTGCACCACTACCACTCTCAACTAATTTAAAGTTTTTATTTGGATTAAAGTCTGTAGATGGTGATTGGAATATTCCATTTATAAACAATATACCAGATCCACCAGTTGTTCCAATTCCAATCGTATTTGCACCACCAACTCTTAAAGTAAAACTTGATGAAACTCCTGTAAATTGATCTGATATATCATCATATATGGCATTTGATTCATAATTATTTCTAAGATATACCCTTCCAGAAAACTTAGATGTTGCAATATCTAAGTCATTTATATCTTTATTTTTACTTATATCACCTCTTGGTGGTTTGGTAAAGAATATATCTTTACCTACAATATTATATGATCCTCTTAGTCTACTAACTTCTGTTCCATCTGAATGTATTGTTGATATTGTTCCAACAAATCCTCTAGTAACTTGAACAGAATTGAATGTTCCAGCTGTTGCAACAGGACCTCCACCTGTAGTGGCAAAACCAACTCGAACAACTTCCATAAGTTCATCATCTACTTTTAAAACATCAGTTACAGAGATTGTAGATATTCCACTTAAATGAATTATAGTTGTAGCTGCTCCAATCTGTGATCCCACATTACTATTCAATTCATGTGTCACATCACTTCTTATTAATGGATATTGTGCTACATCATCAATTGTAATCAAAGTTTTTTCATTTGATTTTGTCATACTGAATTCATGAGCATTACCCTCACCAGGACTCATGAAGGTAACAGCTGTTCCTGCTTTTACAGTTGATATAAAGAATGAATCTTTATCAGGATTTACCACAAATACTTTTGAAGGTAATGTATGAATACCAACTCCAGATAATTTATATTGAAGTGCTGTAGATCCAACTCCTACAAAAGTTGATTTAGGTTCATAAACTAATTCTTCATTGGGTCTAAAGAAATGATTTTCTATTGTAAATTTACCAGTTCCTAAATTCAATACTGAAGAATTTGATGGATTGAAAGATTTACCAAATATTGGTATGGAATTAACTTTAGGTGTAAACTGTGTTCTTTCTATTCTGTTACCACTTATGGAATTGTATAATTCAATAGAAACATTTTCAGTGACAACACCATAATTCAAATCTTCTGGGATATTTACCGTATCCATTTTTGTGTAGAAACACTGATTGAATGAAACTACTGTTGATACTCCAACTTCATTATCAGGGAAAAATTCAGTTAAAAAATTACCTCCAGACAATCTAGCACCAAAGGTTCCTAAACCAGCTGCTGAATCATATTCAGATGTTTTATCTTTTGTAAGTGATAATGATCCAGACGGTTGTACATATCCATCCACTCCATCGTGTATGGATAACACCTCATAAATTGCTTTAGATGAACCTATACTTACCTCAACAGTAGATTTTACAGCATTAAAGAGTAATGAATTTAATTTGGTTAGTGTTGAAATACCAGTATTGCTAGTTGATACACCTGAATATATTAATGTTCTCTCAGATTCATCTTGTTGATCTATTGATTTAAATCTATATGTTCCGTCTTCAACACCAGTAGTTCCTATACCAATTATTTTTGATTTTAGTTTTAATCCTGTTGAACCATTGTTTTCATAACTTAAAATTAAATTACCACCAGATACTGACGAAGTAACAATTCCTAATTTATTTAATGACAGAGGAGTATTATCAGAAGATACATATCTTTCTGATAGGAAAGTATCAGTATTTAAATGAGATACAAATGTTTCTACCAGATTACTTTCAACTTGAACACTATCCACTACATGTATCATTGCATATACAGATTCAAAGTTAGTCACAGGGAAAGCAGCAATAGTGGTGGCGGTTCCAGCAGGGCAGATTTGAATTTTAGAAGTAAGATTAATTGGTCCTATAGAAGTAGTTCCAACACCTATAGAAGTAGTGTTAAATTGTGAGGATGCTATTTTTAAATCATAATCCACATTATTTGTTGGATCAGGACTTGTGCTAGGTGTGAACCTTAATTTTGTTATTTCAGTTAATTCATTTTCATTTAAAGAATATCCAACAAAATTATCATTCTCACCATTTAGTAGATCAGTTCCTAAATTGTTTAAATTAGATTTTTGTACTAAGAAATTATTATTACCATCACCTAATAATAATAATTCTGATATTTCTATTTTATTAAACAGTGAAGTATTACTCTTAGTTACTATTAAAAGATTATTTAATAATTCTGATTGATTATCAGTCGGAAATTCAAATATATTTAAGAAATTATCAGGATTACCTTGAAGGTTAGTAAATTCATTACTAATATCATCTATTGTAAGAACATCATTTGTTTTACAATCGATATAATCTGTCAATCTTATATCTTTGAATAGGATAAGTCTTCCAGTATCATCAAAAACTTCAGTATCAACAACTAAATCTATATCTTTTATCTCATCAACTCGTTTTTCATCAAATAAATCAACTATAATATTAAGACCACTAGTTACACCAACTGTAGAGGATGTTGTTGAAGTTATGCCAGTATCAGCAAAATTCTTCATACCACTAGTGTGTAAAATATTATTAACAGGAGTTTTTAAATCATCCCACTCAATTGGACTCTGAATTGAGTAAGACATATTTTGATAATAATCATTATCAGGTGTTACTTGAAAATCTTCGTTTAATTTACCTACACTATCATTCCATCCAAGATTTTTCAATATAGAGACATCTGTTTTAAATCTAGCAGTATTTCCAACAATTTTTGATATTTCACATTGAACACCTGAAATTTTACCTGTAAGAATATCTCCAGACTTTAATTTACCAGCATTTAGTATTTTTAATTTTCCTACATTTATTCTTGTAATTTCAAAATAACCACTTATTTCAAAACCATTTCTAGAAACAGTTACTGTCTCACCTAGTATAAAATCAGATTGTTTTTCAGATATGAAGAAACTAGGATAATCTGATTCATTAATGATATTTGTAAAAGTTGTTGGAGTTGTTTGTGCTAGACCAGTCCTGACAGGATTATCAGGAGTTGAAAATTCTGATAAATCAATCGTAACAACTCCTTGACCATTTACATCAGGATCATAATTAGAAACTTTAAGCAACTTAAATCCATAGTCACTTGAATTAAATCCAGACTCTGTATTGGGATTTACAACACCAGTGGTTCCTATACCTACTATACCTTCTATATAAACTCTATCATTAATTTTGAAAGGATTAACTGGAAATATAGGATTTGGTGTTGCTATTGTACATGTATATGATGATCCAGCATTTGTTGATTCTATTTTAGTGATTTCAATACCATTAGTATTATTAACTGTTCTTAGAACCACTGAATCTGATGGTAAACCTTTTGGTACCTCGACTATATCTACTGATTGAATACTATTTCCTAACATAACAGGTTCTAAGAACCCACTGTTTATTTGTTCACCAGAATTATCATTAACAATTATAATGTCAGGTGGAGTAATATAATTTGATCCTCCATCAGTTACGCTAACAATACCTAAAGTAGATGTTTTTACTATATTTACATTTGAAGGTATGAGACTTTCTGGTTCTAAAGTTTTATCTGAAGAGTATTCAAAACCCTCATTGATAATTCTAACTTTCTCAATATTTCCAATACTAGTTGATTTTGGAACTATTACAGCACCTGTTCCCCCAGATGTTGCACCAAATCCAACAAAATTAGGTAATTTTTTATAGTTTGACCCTTTAGATGTAATTCTTACTTTACTTATTGTTCCTTCTGTATTTTTAGAATTAGTAGTGTAACTTAATGAACTTGTTTCTGTGCTACCATAAGATAATTTTTCTGGCACATCTTTTATAAAGAAACTGAATGTAGAGACTCCCGTTCCGATTACTTTATATTCATTACTGTAAATACTATCAACAAAAGATATTTTTGAGTAATCTTTAACATCAAAATCAGATGTTCCTATGGTTCCTGATTTTTCTAAATTGTAAAATAATACATTTGGAATACTAGTACCATATCCTATCGATAATTTAGCTCCAGATAATCCTGCTGTACCTACTCCCGAAATATTAAAGATTGAAGATTCACCATCAGATATGAAATTATTTTTAAATTTATTATCATAATATATTTTAAATTCATATCCACTTAATGAAGAGTCTGAAAGATTAAAAACTAAATTATTATTATTAATTGATGTAATACTAGGATTAATTAATGATATAGTTTGAGAATTTCCACCAGTAGATGCAATACCTACAATATTAGGTATTAATTTTGATAAATCAAATGTAGTTTCACATAATTTAAAATTATTGTCATCAATTTTATATACAAAATAATCTTTATTTTCAAGTCCCTCTGGTAAAAGATCAGATGAATATTTTACTTTATCACCAGTTTGTAGTCCATGTTTAGTAATATTGAGTGAGTTTGATGCGGGAATAACATTTGTAGAAGTAAATCCTATAGGATTTATTAAGATTTGACCTGTTACAGTATCTCTAATAACCCTTACATCAGTTGAAGTTCCTATACCCACTGATAAATTTGGTTGAACAGTTAAGGATATTTTATCACCAGTGGATAATTTATGAGATTCAGTTGTAGTGACAGATGATTTAATTCTCTCTACCTTTGATGTAATTTCATCAAATACAGTTTCAAATTGGTATTTACCACGTTGATTTTCTGCAACATTTGATGTTACATTTGATATATTTACAATATAAACTTCTGAAGTACCAACCCCTGTTTTAATACCAATATGATTACTATCTTTACTTACGGCATATACAGTTTCTGGTAAGGTAAAACTACTTGCTCCATTATCTGAACTTACTAATAAACTTTCGTTAACGGCTCCTGTAGGAGTGGAAAATTTAAGTTTTTGATTTGTTTTGAATGGGTGATTATTAATAAAAATTTGTTTTTTAGGAAGGTTTCTTGTAATGTCTTTACCAGCAAAATCAAATGTCCTTGTTAAATCCTCTCCATCTTCGGTTCCCACTCCAACAGTTTCTAATGGGTTGAAAAATACTTTTTGGTTTAATTCTGTATCAAAGAAAGAAATATTTTTGGAAATTGTAAATTTATTAGGTAGATAATTGACAATAGATCCTGCAGGATGAGTTGTTCCTTCAGAACTATCAGCAGCCCGTTCAACAGTAAGAATATTTTCGTTTCCGTAAATATTAAGAATTTTTAGAGTTTCTGTTCCTATTCCAATACTACTTCCAATTGTTACCGATGTTGGTATATCAGAAACAAATATTTCAGTAGATAAACCTGCTGACGGAGATCCAGTAATAGTTGAAATTGTTTTGGAAGAAAAAGTTGTTACACCAATTGAAAATGAATCATTCAATATAGAAATATCTGTTGATAATCCTGATATTTTAACGATATCACCAGTTTCAAAAATGTGATTATTTGGAGTGACAACAGTTACATTTTGTTCTGACCATAAAATAACAGAATCTGTTATTTCAATAATTTCTGTTTCAATTTTACTAACAGTTTTACCTTCAACATCAGAAATAGCAGCTTCGAAACCTTCACCATCTTGGTCATCAAATATTAAAGGTTCACCCACTTTATAATTTTGTCCACCTTCAACAATGTCAAAATCAGTAACTGTTCCAGTTGATAATGACTCAATTTCTATTTTTTGATTTTCAATTTCATTTGTTTCAACTAAAAAATCGTTATTTGCAAATTCTTCTGATACTTTGTATGGAAAAGTGTTTCTCAATAAACCACTTAAATTAAAATCAAAAGTTGTTTGATCATTATCAATTATAAAATTATCTTCAATTAGTTCAGACCTATAATTATCACCTATAAAATAAGGGAATGTTGGGACATTAAGATCATCTACTGTTGCATGATAAGCATATACACCATTTGGAAACTCTTTTGTTTTTTCAAATCTTCCGTTATACACGTCTAAATTCGCATCAGATGCGTTAAATTTATGATCCTCAAGGAAAGTCCCCACCTCAAATCCAGAGGGTCTATCCTCCACGTTAGAGGCATCTACGGTGTATCCTGATTTTAATCTAATAATAGTTCCTGGATTATTAACAGAATTTTCTGGATTTTTAGATCCAAAAGGACCATATATTGGATTACCATCATAAGCCCAACCTATTATATTACTAACATTGTCTGGACTTCCCGCATAATCTCCAAATAGACTGGTGCTATATCCAGTTACAGAATACTTTAATTTATTACTAGAATCACGTAATTGTTGATAATCGGGAGAATTTACTTTAAAATTATTAAGAGTGAGTGATCTAACTTCAGAATCAAAAAATGCATTCTGACCTGCTGATTTTACATTAATTGATGTATCAGTAGAATATCCAATACCAGCACTTACAATTACAACATCAGAAATAACAGAATCATTTGTATTTGTGTTTATTCCAATAACAGGTTTTAACTTAGCACCTGCACCAAGTCCTGTAGGATCTACAATTTCAAGATCAGGTGCTGAAAAATATTCTTGTCCCCCAAAATCAATATTTACGTCAATTATTTGACCATTTGAAATGACAGGTTTTAGAACAGCATTTTTACCATTTTTTAAAGTTATTAATGGTTTTTTATGATTATTAATTATAGTTGATCCATATCCTGTACCTGTTTCATAAAGATATGATTGTATAATTGAACCTCTTGCTTTTACTGTTAATTCAATTTCTGTAGGAACTGCACTTTCTGATGCTACACCAACAGCAGAAAATCCTACAAAAGCTTTTATATCAGGGTATTTGAATACTTGATATCCTGCTCCAATTGAAGATAGTGAAACAAATTTACCTCTTTCCAAATTAGATGTAATAGTTCCACCGATTCCAGCATTTGCTAATTTGAAAGAATTATCATCTTGTTTTAAAACATAATATGAAGTTAGGGTGTTTAATCCTACAATTGATTCTAGATTTGCAATATCAGTTATACCGTCTCCAAGTTCAGTAGAATATTCTATTAAGTCTCCAGTTTCAAATCCATGATTATTAAAATTAATTTCATTAAATGACGTTGATATTCCTGAAGTTTTTACTCTTAATTTTCTATTTGTGTATCCACTACCTTGATTAATTACTTTTACATCTGTTAATGTTTTTCTTAAACCTATTTTGAATGAATGTGTTCCTGATGCTGTTTCATTACTATTAGCAAAATTTACAGTATTAATTCCTGCTACCAAATCATCAAGAGTTTCAAATATTCTAATTACCCTAGAATTACGAACATCTGCAAAATATAATGCATTATCAAGTAAAGTTCTAGTACCATCTCCAATTTTAATTTGAGCATTAACTCCAGAATCATATATTATTGGTTCATTTTGAGAAAAATTGTGGTCAGATTCAAATTCAATGAATCCCATATTACTAGAAGAAGAAGTTGTTAAACCACCCAAATTAGTTGTTGGTCTAGCATCAAAAAATTCTTGTCTAAATCTTGTTCCTATAATAGGTTCTAATACACATCCACTACCATTTCCACCAGTTACACCTATTGAAATAATTTTGTCAACATCAAAATTCTGTGGGTCTACAAATACATCTAAAATTTTACCAGTAACTACAGGTTGAACTAAAGCAGTTTGTCCAATACCATTTGATACTGATATTTTTGGTAAATTTACAACATCAAAATTATCACCACCACTTAACGTATCAACTTTTGTTAGTGGTCCAAAAAACATCTTTTCATTTGATTTGTAGTTAGATATTTCAACACCATTAATCAACATTCCAGTTTCACCTATGGGTGTTGCATTACTACCACTATTAGTAATTTTTTGCTCTAGAGGAAATTTTTTAATTAATTTTTGAGCACCTATTATTGAGGATTTTTGATTTTCTAAGACTAAATTATGAACTCCATCATTTATACTTTGTGTAAAAGTTAATTTTTTATCATCTTCAATGCTTCCTGCTGATCCATATAATTCAATACTACTAGCAGTAATTTCTTTAACATAATAAACTCCCGTATCCAATCCAACAAGAGTATCACCATTTATAGTGCTATAAAATACTCTATCTCCTGTTTTAAATGAGTGATTACTAGCAAATTCTATCGTAGAAAAACTAGTTTTATCCAAACTGGCACCACCAAGTATGGCTCCATCTGGTTGAACTGGCACTGGAGGATTACCACTTACCTTTGATAAATCAAAATTTTTATTATTAATGCTTATATTAATTTCTTTTGTAAAATTAGTAGGTACATTTGATAAAGAAATAAGATTAGATGGAAGTGAGTTTGATGTTACATATGCTTCTTTATCTTTAAAATATACATTTTGAATATCTGAAATTACAACATCATTTCCAAATTCTAATGGTGTTCCACTACTTTTTGCCTTATTTAACTTCTTTCTAATTTTATAATTTCTACTGGTGTCAAAAGTAAATCCACTAGTATTGGTTAGGAAAATTCTACTTTGCGATACTTCATTAACTACTTCATTTACAATATTTTTTATGACTGCAGGTTTATCCCATAAAATAACATTACTATCACGATCAACAATTTGTACAGCATCTCCAATTTTTAAACTGGACCTATCAACCATACTTAAAACTGTAACAATATCATCGTTTTCTCCTGAATTATCAATAATTTCATTTATAAAATATGATGATGAGGTATTATAAATCCATGAATTTGCAAATATTTCTTTGTAAGTTTTATTATCAAAATTATCATGATCATTAGATAAATTTTCAACTTTATCACCAATTGATTTAACTGAAATTATTTCACCTTCTTCAACATCTACTTGTTCAGTTTGTTCAAATTCTGATAATACACCAGTAAGTCTAAGAGTTACTTTTTTATCAGAATCTCCATCTTCAAATCCAAAATAAGTTATATCCGATCTTATATTTTCAATAGGTAATATTGGACTGTTAAATGAGTCTGTGCTAGTTGCCGTACAACCTAAAAATTGGTTAACCGTTTTATCAGTATATGAAATTACATTACTATTAGTTATGATTGTGCCTGTAGTACCAAATCCAACTGTAGAATCGACAGTTATAACACTAGCCCCTGCTGATACATTTTCTATAGCTTTGGAGTTAGGAACAACTATAAAATCATCCCCTACATCGGAACCCTCATCATATCCAACAAACAATGCAATTTTATAATATGTTGTTATCCCACTCAATCCAGAATCAACTCTTTGGAAAGGTTCAATTTCTGATATTGATGCATTAATATCAGGATCTATATCACTTCTGAATAAAGATTGCCCTACTAAACCTTTTAGTAAATTTTTTGCTGCAAGATTAGATGTATTTTCTTCTATTAATTCACCTACACAAATTCTACGTCTAACATAATTTGCAGATGATGGTTTGATTAATCTTTCTTCTAAGTTTAATATATTAGAATCTACACCATATAAAACATTAAATAAAATCCTAAATGATTCATTTGTTCCCTTTGTCTGATATAAAGAACGTGCTTCACCAATAAATGTTCCAACATCAAGTTTAGGTTGAAAATTAGTTTCTTCTAATCCAGGTAAGAAAGTTTTTTTAAATTTTTTATAAAATTCTTTTAAAAATAAAGAACTTAAGTTTTGAATCCTAGATGCTCCTTCATGCTCTGCTGCAGATGAGGAGTTAAATACTAAATCTTCTTTATTTGTATCTGAATGATAACTAGTAATACCACTAAATCCACGAACACATCCAGTAAAAGAATCTGTAGTAATTCCAGTGTAAGTGATTATTTCATCATCTATCTTTAATAAACCATATTCATTTGGAAATCCTTTTGTACTAGTAACATTAATTGTTTCGTCACCAACAGTGGTAACACCGACTGTAGTGGAACTATCAACTATAACTTCTGGTGTTAAAGAATTAAAATCTAGATATTTGCTTAAATTCTCTGATATATCTGCTATACCACCTTGATACTCTTGAGAAATATAATATTGCTTTAAAAAATCAACAGTCCTAGGACTCTCATCCTTAATGAAATTAGGAAGTTGATTTGATAGGATATCTTGAATTTTTATTTTACTTACAATCCCTGTTTCTATCATGTTCTAATTATTTGTCCGTTTGGGTAACTTGATGAATAAAAATCTCTTGTGAATTGAACTCCAGAAACTTCATCACCAGACGATATAACATCTCTAACCATATTTAGAGAACTATTTGAGATGTCTAATGACACATACAAATCTTTTAACCCAACTACGTCATTTGATTCTGGAAAAGCTTGAATTTCAATGATATTATTTGGTTTTGTAGTAGATAATATGTTTATTGTTGAAAGATTTACTTCACCTTTAATATAATCTATTGATCCTGCCGAAGATACAATATTTCGAATTGTTCCATCACCTAATACTTTAATTATTCTCAAAACTCCCGTTTTAAGATCAGAATTTGGAATATCTGACAAATATACTACTCCTGATGTTCCTAAAATGGTAAAACCAGTTGATTTAATGTTATATCCGTTTGGATCAACGTAAAATCTATTACCAAAACATAATTCATATTGAGCAAACTTATTTATGGATACCTGTAAATTTCTTCTCATTCTAATTTTTGTAATATTTGAAGTAATTCCTTGATTTGTATCATCAATGACCTTAAGAAGTTTACTATATTTCAATCTTCCACCAAATTTATTCAAATTTATCGATTTTGAGTAGTCTGTTAAGGATTTTGTAACACTTGTCTTTAATTCTTCTGCAGTAGAAACAAAAGAACTATTATAATAGATGTTTGAATCAAGTTCAATGTATAATATTTTTAAATCTACAATTCTTTGGTTGATTCCTGATATTGAATACTGTTTTAACTTGGATAAAATTTGACTTTTAGAAAAATCAGATACTAAATTACCATTTTTTGGTTTTATACTGATTGCAACTGTTCCAAACTCAGGAGGATCAAGTTCTTCTCCCCCAATTACTGAAACTGACTCTGTATTTGGATAAATTTTCTTAATTATTGCCTCATAATCCCTTGCAGTGACTGCACGATTCTGTGATGAATATGAAAGTGGGGAATAGTACTTGATAGAATCTAATGTTTCAATATCTGAACCATTTTGAGACTTTAAAATTGTAGATACAGTGGAACCTACAAGATTTGCAGAAATACCATCTTCCCTTGTTAATTTTCCTGAGAAAACAAAAAGTTGAGCATCGTTTCCATCAGCACCATCAGTCGTAATATATCTAACGTTTATCTCATCACCATCTTCTCCTGTACCAGTACCTAATTTTTTACCAAAATATCCATCTCCAAACTTTAATTCATACCTTTCATCTTGAACTTCCTTTATTAAGAAGATTTTTGAAGTTGAATCGACAGTTATAATGTCATCCACGAGTGTATATTCCGTTCCTTTTCCAGCAGTTCCTGCTGCTTTTACATTTACAACAATTTTAGAGGTATCTATTGAAGGATTATCTAAAATAAATCTCTGATCAAGTGACCCATCATATAAAAATCTACGTTCAAGGTAAGTTCCTTGAAAAATACTAATGTTTTCAAACGTTGCTATTTTTTGATTTGGATTACTATCAGGTGCATTTGGATCAGTTTGAGTTAAAACTGTAATTGGTTGAGTAATTGCAAATGTATACGTCTCATTATCAACGTCTCCAGTGCACACTATACCTGGTTCTAAGGTCAATGTATCAGTATTATCACTAACAGTAACATTAATCGTTATTTGTGCGTTTGCTGCCGTTTTAGACCGTGGTGTGTATCCAATATTTGAAGATAATGACACCACATTTTCTCTTAAAGTTGCAGAATCTAGAAAAGATTCATTCACAACCATGTTTGAGTTGAATGCGGTGATATAAGTATTGTATGCTAACGTGTCAATTAAGACAGAAAAGTTCGAACCATCAAAATCAAAGTCCGTAAAACTGGAATTTGCACGAAGATAGTCCTTAATTGATGTTTTTATCTGATCGAAATCAAGATTTGTGAAATTTGAAAAAGGCATTTTACCTTGTTGCCTCTAATATGAATGAATATTCTTGAGTTGGGAACTCTTGTCCGACTATATCATATATAACAACAATTTCAAATTCATTGTCATCTGGTGATGGTTCAACTTCAACCCTTACATTATCAACTCTTGGTTCAAAATTGTTAATTGCGGTCTTAATTTGTTCTTGAATGATGTTGGCTGTACCAAAATCAACAAAATCAAAGAGACTTTTGTATACATCTGACCCAAAATCTGGATTAAAAAATTTTTCAGTCGGTATGGTTTCGACAATATTACGCACAGATCGACTAATTGCTCTCTCATTTTTGAGAATTGGTAAATCTTTTGTAACTGGATGGGGTGTAAACGATAAACTTATGTCTTTAAAAGATTTCGAAACCCTTTTATATGCCATGAACCAAGTTTTATATTTATTTATACCGTTTTTTTAACAAAAATTATCCCAATAAATGATCAATGTTAATATTTACGTGGTCTTCTTCTAGATTTGCTGTATTTCCTGCTCCAATATTCATGTCAACTGACCTTTCTTTTGCTGTTTTCCAAAAATAATTCTCTTCTGAACCCAATCCATCACGATCATGACCATTTTCCACCTGATAGTACACGGTTGATACCTTAAAATCAGGAATCTTAGGTGTCTCAGGAGTGATACTGTTGTCATATATCCTCATTCTGTTGTTAGGATAGAG